CGTGACAAAATGCTTGCTAGCAAGCAATTCCGCAGCCAAGTCCGGTGGAGCACTAACCCAAGAACGAGCATCAAGGTCATAAAGCCAGACACGCTTATTCGTCTTCTTGGATCCAATGGCAGTAACAACTGCTGGAATTCGCATCTTGGACTTTCCTTTGGCCTCAACCCCAGAGCGAAACCTCTTTTTTGCAGCAGCACGGCCCTCCTTCGCCTTCTCGACATCGAAGGGCTTCTTACCGCCACGAAAGTAGGCCTCAACCACAGGCTTAACTGTCTCAAAAAGCCAGAAAGCAACCCAAAGAGATGCAACACCAACAGCAATCCAAACCACTTCAACCTTCACCTCGGCGGCCAAGGTCTTGAGGAACTCTGCAGTCTCCTCAAACTCACCCTTAGGGGTGGGAATAGGATTCTCCATGTACCAATCCCAGAGCTCTTCAAACCAGAGGAGCGGATCAAACGGGTAAAAACCAAGTCCAGCCATTGACGGATCAGAGGCCGAGCCAGTCTCCCCGTCATCCAACTCTACCTCATGTGCATAAAGCAAATCGCGAGCCCAAGCGAGCTTGGTACGGCCATTGACAAAACCTGGCACGTCATCACGATGCTCACTCCATTGGCCGAGCTCAGTGTGAAGCTTCATCCTCCTCAAAGAGGCGATGTACTTTTCAATGTCATCAGTAAAGTCAGCAAGCGCATGATCCTTCTGTTCAGGTTTGCCGGCGACATAATTGCTAAACACCTTGCATGCGGCACGACGGATTTCCTTATTGGGCTCATCCCAATGAGGGTGCTGCGCCAAGTGTTGCGTAAGCAAACGATGGCTAGCCTGGGGGGCGGGCTCGGAGTTCATCCAAGCCACAATCCTATCCCAAGCATTAAGCGCACGGCTAAAGGTGTCCAGGAGGCTCATGCCCTTCCAGGCAAGAAGCCCGAGACCAGAAAAAGCCGACAACAGACCAAGAAGAAATCTGACAGACATCTTCCTTCTAGCCTGCGGAACTGTACCCTCCTTACGAAAAGCAGAGGAGATCTTATCAACGAACCAACCGGCAGCGAACAAAAACATAATGAGGGTCCAGAAGAAGCCAAACACGGTAAAATAAACACCGCTACTCAGCATCCCCCTTCTCTCACGTCTCTGCTCAACCATACGATCACGGTTCAAGACAAGGCGCTCAACATACTCCCCAGCATGAATGACAAGGCAATAAGGAATGAAAACAAAGGTGACCTCCGGAAAAAACCAAACAATGATAGCAATCCAGGGATACCTCTGGCAAACCGAAGCCACTGGCCCGACAAAGATCGAATACCAACGGGTAAGACGACCGATTGGGGTATTAGCGTTACGAACACTATCCCACCAACCAGCCATGAAACCCCAGAAGGTAATGGACCCGTCAAGTGCGTCAACTTGCTCAGGAAGGAGGCAGTAAAACAAAGCAGCCCAAGTAATATAAAGACAGCAGGAGACATATGTCGCAAGGACATTAGCAGCTCCGGTTGCC